TAAAGGTGCACCAACTGATAAACAGTTTACACGAGCAGCTAAAACTGCAAAGAAGGCGTAATGCCAGGAGCAGCTTTAAGAGGATTTGGAAGAGCTTATTTAAAACGTGGGGGTTCTCCCGCGTGGACTAGATCTGAAGGTAAATCTGAATCGGGTGGACTTAATGAAAAAGGACGTAAGTCTTACGAGAGAGAAAACCCTGGATCAAATTTAAAAGCTCCACAACCTGAAGGTGGATCCAGAAAAAAATCTTTCTGTGCGCGTATGCGTGGAATGAAGAAAAAATTAACTTCTAAAAAAACAGCAAACGATCCTAATTCAAGAATAAACAAAGCTTTAAGAAAATGGAAATGTTAAATGCCTTTTCAATCTGAAAAACAAAGAAGATACCTACACGCTAATCATCCTGAAATCGCAAAGCGATGGGAGAGAGATTATGCCAACGGTGGAATTCTAGATATTAACGAAAACGAAGAAATTATTTCCGACGATGGCAATGATATTGAACTAACAGCTTTCAATGCTGCCTTTGATGATTCTAATGATCTTTCAACTGGAGTCAAAACTTTATTCAGAGCAAAGAATGGTGGAACACCACAACTTGCAAAAAAATCTAAAGATGGAACAAGACCTGGTTATAGAGGATCGGATTGGGCTAGTGATAATCAAAATGATGATCAAGGAGAAACTTCTTCTGATTCAGGTTGGAGTCCAGGAGCTGGATCACCTGGTACAACTTCAACTGGTGGAAATGTAAACACTGGAGGTGGTGATCAAGAAGATGACGTTGCACAAATGATGTCTAATATGAATATTACTCCAGATCATTCACCTAATTACACAGGTTCAGATGCAGGATGGGTTGTATCGGAAGAGGAACAAACACAAATAGGTGGAGCAGATTACATCGCACCAAAAGATAAAGTTAGAATTCACGAAGAGATTTTAAATAGAAAAAAGAAATACGATAGTCCTTTGGAACAAGGAAAAAGAGCTTTTAATTTATACAGATCAGTTCCAAAAACAAGTACTGGTATTCCTTTAGTAGATCTTGCATTGTTTGGTATTTTTGCTTTTCAACAAAATAAAAAGAAAAATGAAAGAATTGCACAAATTGACGAAGATTTAGCTTTATTAAATAAAATTGGAGCTCCAAAACATCATCATAGTGTAGACACTCTTTACCAAAAATTAACACAAGAAAAATTAGATCTGACTCAACCAAGATCAAGAGATGAAGATACAGGTGGCGACGGCCCTAAAATACCTCAAGTAGTTCCAATAGGAGAAGAAATTGAAGCGTATGAAGGTACATATGCTATGTCTCCATGGGATAGAATTAAAGCTAATCAAGCTAAAAGAGCTCTGTTAGTAGAAAAAGGTATCATACAAGAAGATAGCCCTATTGTAGACGAATCTTTAACAGATATAACAATGCAAGCAAATAGTGGTGGACTTGCAAACTTATTTAGAGTAAAAAACCAATAATAGGAGAAAACTATGAGAAATGATTTTGGATCAAGACCTTATAAATCTAGATTTCCATACGACAAAGGTGGAAAAGCTGGTGCTAAGAAACAAGGTTACAATGCAAGATTAGATGAATCTTTAGGCGCAAGAAGAGGTGCTGAGTCTACTAAGTCTCAAAGCCTTAAAGCAAGAAGAGACGAGTCTAAAGGCATGGAAAAATCTATGGGACGTAGAGCATACGCTGCTGTCGGTACTATGGATAAAAATAATCGGAGAAAATAATTATGGCTAACACAAGAAGAGAAAACCGACTAGAAGAATTGGGTCGTGTGGATGCTGAAAAAGCATACACTAGAAAAGGTAAAAGAAATCTTAAAGACGAGAAAAAAAGAATCGTTAGAGAACTAAAAGGTGGTGGAATTGCTAAAAGAGGAATGGGAAAAGCTTTCAGAGGTGGAGGCTTAGCTTAATGTCTAAAGATTGGCAAAAAGGATCTGGTTACGTTGCAGAACCAAAAGTTACAAGCATTGTTGGAAAAAACAAAGATGGTTATTCACAAGCTGAAACAATTCAAGCAACTGATCCAACAGAATCTCAAACAGTTACTGTAAAAGGTACAAGAGCCCTTAGAAAAGATAAGAAGCCAGTTAAAGCTACTTGGTATTAATTTATGGCTTGGTTCAGCTTAGCTAAAATAGCATTACAAGCTGGCGGTAAAATTTACGCTAATAGACAAAAAGCAAAAGTTGCTATGTCTGATGCACAACTTTTACACGCTGAGCGACAAGCTCGTGGTGAGGAAGAATACCAGGGTAAACTTTTAGAAGCCCGTCAATCAGACTACAAAGACGAATTTGTCCTCGTGATTATTTCGGCGCCCATCATTGTGTTAATGTGGGCAGTGATGTCGGACGATCCGGCGGCTATGGAAAAGGTAAGGCTTTTCTTTGACTATTTCCAGTCGTTGCCGTCATGGTTCACAAATTTGTGGATCCTTGTCGTAGCGAGCATTTTTGGTATAAAGGGAACACAAATTTTTAGAGGAGGCAAAAAATAATGGCTAAAGATTGGATTAAAGGCGCTATTAAAAGACCGGGAGCATTTACAAAAAAAGCTAAAGCCGCAGGAATGTCTGTTGGCAAATATGCAGATAAAGTTTTAAAGAAAGGAAGCGACGCTTCAACTAGAACCAAAAGACAAGCATCACTTGCAAAAACCTTAAGAAGTTTTCATGCAGGTGGAGGTTTAACTAAGGTATCAGGTTATAAACCCGTACTTGGTAATAATAAATTTGGTTATCCTAGTGGAGGAGTATCAGTTAAAAGTTTTAGACGTGGCGGCGCAACTAAAAAAAAATAATGGATGGAATCCAATTAGTTTATAAACTAAAAAAACAAATTGAAGAAACACAGAAATCTGTGCAAACCTATCTACTAAATGGACAGGTTGACAACTTTGAAAAATACCAGTATATGGTAGGACAGCTTCGTGCTTACGAAGCAATTTTACAGGAAATCTCTACCCTGCTAACAAATAAGGAGCCAGAAGATAATGAAAACACAGGAACAGTCATCGATCTCTCAAGTAAAAAAACCAAAACTTGAAATCCCCACAACAAAATTAGTTGGACTTAAAAAAGAAAAAGAAACCACAAATCAAAAAGCAAAATTGCCCCAACCCACAGGTTGGAGAATATTAATTTTACCTTTTAAAATGAGTCAAAAAACAAAAGGTGGAGTTATTTTAGGAGAGTCTACATTAGAGAAACAACAAGTTGCTTCTCAATGTGGAAATGTCCTAGCAGTAGGACCCCATGCCTATGAAGATAAGGAAAGATTTCCTAATGGGCCATGGTGTAAAGTAGGAGACTGGGTAATGTTCGCGCGTTATGCAGGCTCTAGAATAAAGATAGAAGGTGGTGAAGTTCGTCTTCTTAATGATGACGAAGTCTTAGCAACAATCGAGAATCCAGAGGATATCTTGCATGAATATTAACATAGGAAGGAACTATGCCAGAAGATAAAGAAGATAAGATAATAGATCTGCCATCGGATGGACCGGGAGCAGAAGTTACTTTACCAGAAGAAACGGTTAAAGAAGGAGCACAAGAAGTTGATGTTCCAGAAAAAAAACCAGAAGGTGAAATAGAAGTAAAAGAAGAAGCACCCAAACAAGAAACAGAAACTAAGGAACTTATACAAGAAGAAAAGAAACCAGAAGAAAAGAAACCAGAAGAAGTAAAAGAAAAAGAGTTAGATGAGTATGGTGAAGGCGTTAAAAAACGAATCGCTAAACTTACTAAACGTATGCGTGAATCTGAACGTCAAAGAGACGAAGCAACACGTTATGCACGTTCTGTTGTTACAGAGCAAAGATCTTTAAAAGAACGATTAGCTAAATTAGATACAGGATATGTATCTGAAATGGAAAACCGTATTACTTCAAGTCTTGAAGCAGCTAAAGGAAAATTAACTAGCGCTCGAGAATCTGGAAATATAGCTGATGAAGTTGATGCACAAAAAGAAATCGCTAAATTAGGCTATGAAGAAGCAAGATTGGCTGAAATGAAAATTAATCAACAGGCCAAAACTAAAGAGAAGAGTGAATTAAATCAACAACAACCTATTCAACAAGAACGACCTCAACCGCCAAAACCAGATGCAAGAGCAACTGAATGGGCGTCAAAAAACGCGTGGTTTGGCACTGATAATGCTATGACTTACACGGCTTTTGATCTGCACAAAAAATTGGTAGAAGAGGAAGGTTACGACCCTCAATCTGAGGATTATTATGGAGAATTAGATAGAAGAATAAAGCTTGAATTCCCCCATAAATTTGGTAATGTAACAGAACAAACGACTAAACCTACACAAACTGTAGCTTCGGCTACGCGAAACGTTAAAAGAGGTACTGGTCGCAAAACTGTGAAACTCACATCGTCACAAGTAGCAATTGCTAAAAAACTGAATGTGCCACTTGAAGAATATGCTAAACAATTAAACGTAGAGGAGTAATGCATATGAAAAAAACTAAAACTGAAACTAAAAAAGTTACAGAGGAAGTTAAAAAAGACTCACGCGCGTCCGAGACAAGAGAAGCTACAAAGCGACCTGTTGAATGGACACCACCCTCATCTTTAGATGCACCACCTGCGCCGGATGGTTTTCGACACAGATGGATAAGAGCTGAAAGTTTTGGCTTTGACGATACTAAAAATATTTCTGGTAAATTAAGATCAGGATACACATTAGTAATGGCTTCAGAGTACAAAGACTCAGATTATCCAGTCGTACAAGACGGCAAACACAAGGGAGTCATCGGAGTTGGAGGTCTGTTGCTGGCCAGAATACCTAATGAGGTCGCCGAAGCACGTCAGAAGTACTATAGTGAAAAAGCTAAAGAACGAGACGATGCTGTCAAAAACGATTTACTGAAGGATCAGCACCCGAGCATGCCTATCACAGTTGATAGACGCTCTAGCAAATCTTTCGGTGGTAAGTAAGAGTTTTTTAACAAATACTAATCAACGAATTTAAATTAACCGTGACTGGAGGTCCGCAAGGACAGGTCACAACGGAGGAAAACACAATGGCTAATCAAGATGCCGCTTTCGGTCTAAGACCGTTAAAGACAATTGGTCAACAAGATGATTCCACTGGAATGAGTTCTTATAAGATAGCAGCTGGTGACGCGAGTGTTATATATCAAGGTTCTTTAGCAGGTTCTCCTGCTACAGGTACAGGATATGTAGACTTACAAACAGCTGGTCTAGAGTTAAATTTAGGAGCTTTCTGGGGATGTTTCTACAATGACCCAACAACACTAAAACCTACGTTTAAAAATTACTATCCTGGAAGCATAACGCCTCCTGGAAGTGAAGATATAGAGGCTTTCGTTTATGACAGCCCTATGCAAATGTACGAAGTACAATCAGACAATGCAGGTGCTTCAGCTCAAGCTGACGTATTCAAATGTTATGATATAGTTGGTACAGGAGGATCTACTTTAAACGGAGTAAGTTCAATGGAACTTGATGACGGAACTCAAGGAACTACTGGACAATTAAAAATAATCGGCCTTTCCCGTGATCCAAAAAATAATGACATAACTGCAGCAAACGTCAACTGGCGTGTGATGCTAAATGAGTCATTACTAGGATCAGGATCTGCTGGTGCAGCCTAATAAGGAGTAATTAAACTATGGCAATATCACGACAACAACTAGTTAAAGAACTAGAGCCAGGTCTAAATGCACTATTTGGCTTGGAATATAAAAGATACGACCAGGAGCATAAAGAAATTTATACTACTGAGTCTTCTGACAGAGCTTTTGAAGAAGAAGTAATGTTATCTGGCTTTGCGAACGCATATGTTAAACCTGAGGGTTCAGCAGTTGCTTACGACAATGCACAAGAAACATTTACTGCAAGATACACTAATGAAACAGTGGCACTTGCATTTGCTTTAACTGAAGAAGCTATGGAAGATAACCTGTATGACAGACTTTCGTCTCGTTATACAAAAGCGCTAGCGAGATCTATGTCGAACGCTAAACAGATCAAAGCAGCTAACCCACTAAACCAAGGTTTACCGACTACGGATAACTTTGATTCTGGTGATGCAGTTTCTTTGTTCAATACAGCACACCCGACTATCGCTGGAACTTTTTCAAACACGCTTACTACACAGGCGGACCTTAACGAAACATCGTTAGAGCAAGCAATGATCGACATTGCTGCAATGACTGATGAAAGAGGTCTTAAAATCGCAGCTAGAGGAATGAAAATGATCGTTCCTTCTGAAAACCAATTCAACGCTGAGAGATTGTTAAAATCTCAAGGTAGAGTTGGTACAGCTGATAACGATATCAATGCTATGAAATCTATGGGAATGGTTCCTGAAGGTTACAGAGTAAATCACTATCTAACAGATACTGATTCTTGGTACATTATCACTGACGTGCCTAATGGTATGAAGTACTTTGAGAGACTACCTATCCAAACTAAAATGGAAGGTGACTTCTCAACAGGAAACGTAAGATACAAAGCTAGAGAAAGATACTCATTTGGAGTATCAGACCCTAGAGGTATCTTCGGTTGTGAAGGTGCTTAATCATTAACAAACTAAGGGGCCGCCTTAAAACGGCCCCTTTTTTATTTATAAGGGTGAATATATGAAAAATTTCCTAGTACAGATCCATGCGTATCAATATAAAGCTAAATTTGAAGTTTTAGCTGAAGATAGCGTTGAATCTATTGAACAATCAATCATTGACAAACTGGGAGAAAAAGGTGTAGAATGGGAATATCTTGGAGAAATGATGGATCCCAAGGTAAAACGAATAACCTATGAGGAGGTTATAGATGGTACAAGACCTGTACAATACGAAAAGGTCCTTGGAGTTGAGGTGGCAACTGGAGTATGAACAAGAAGGTAGATATACTCTGGATATGGTCAGGATTGATGACAAAATTAGAGAAGTCATTACTGATATTAAACTCGAAGAGGCTAAAATTGCAAATAAACAAAATGCAATTGAAAATGCTGCCGCCCAAGTTTCTGTGGCTACTTAGATAAACGCCACATCGCTGAAATCGTACATTTCCTGTAGGATCTCTTGCACTCTACTAAAATCTACTATATAAATTAATCACTATACAATTTTAAAAAGTTGGATGTAGACGCGTATAGTCGACGGCCTAGAGACTACATTCACACTAACTAGGAAAAGGAGAAAAATTATGGCAAAAACTAACTTTTCGGGACCTATAACAACAGGACCGATACAAGTAAACACAGGAACAACTGTCGGCTCAAACGTAAGAGATGCTGCATTTGTTCAAAACAAAATGGCGTTTCCAATTAGCTACGCAAATTTTGTTGTAACTACTGACGCTGACAGATTAGCTGTTACTGGCTCTAATGGAGCTTCTACAACTTCTGTTACATTAGTAGACGCTACTCAAAACGTACCTGGAATAACTTCTGATGGTGGCTTTGAAATGGCTTCTGTTATAACTTTAACATCTGCTGGTAATGACTCTGCAAGAACTGCAACTGTTACTGGAACTGATGTTTTAGGTAGTTCACAAACTGAAGATGTAACAATGGCAAATACTGGCGTTGCAACTTCCGCTAAAACTTTCAAAACTGTAACTTCTATCGCTATCGATGGATCTGGAACAGCTGGAACTTTATCGGTCGGTATAATTGAAACTGGATTAATTTCTATGCAATGTAGATCATTGTTTAATGAATATCCATTAGGTCAAACATCTAGTACAACAGATAAAAACCTTGCTAACAACATTGTAATTCCAGCATGGTCTAGAATTACAGACATTAGATTCATTGTTAACACAGCTTTTGATACAGCTGGGTTTGACATGCAGATTGGTGCTAACGTTGCACAAGCAGCAGGAGCTACTCTTAACAGTTTAGACCTTGACTACTTTGCAGGTGACGCTGACAATGATGTTGCTGCCGTTGGTTCTAATCATATACCAGTTGGTTTTGATCAGACTTCAGCTCAAATGAAAAATTGTTTGAACGTTTGTGATGACGATGCAAGTGGTTATGAGATAGACAAAGCTGTTGTTATTACTGCTAAAACAGACGATGCATTAACTGCCGGTGACGGTGTGTTAAGTATTGAATGGTTACAAAGAATAAACAACACTAACTAATAAATTTATGGAGCTCCTTCGGGAGCTCCTATAATTAGGAGACAATTAAATGCCAAATGTAACAAGTGTAAAGTCGAAAAAATTTGTCCAAGGAACTCATACTTCTATGATTTCTGCTTCGGGTACAGCTACGTCTTTAAATATTGATGTGGGAGAATTCGTTAATGCTCAAACAGTAACGATAACTTCTTCGGCTAATAATAGTGGTATAACTTTTACCGTTGTAGGAACAGATGCTACTGGTGCTGCTCAAACTAGTGCAGCAACTACTGGTCCAAACGCGAACACAATAGATATAGCTGGAACATGGTTAACTGTAACTAGTATTACTGCTTCAGGAAGTATCACAACAGATATTTCTGCAGGTGTAAAAAATGGAGTAGCTACAGGAACTTTATTTGCTGGTGCAACTCGTGTAAGAGGAATGACTGGAAATGGAGCTGCTGCGGGACATATAAATTTTAAAAACTCGTCAACTACTGGGACTACTTTTCATACTGAATATGTAAGAGATGATTTAATAGATCCTTATATCCCTGACAATGGTATCTATTTTCCAAATGGATGCTATATGCAAGGAACATCAGGAGCTGTTGTAGGATTATCAGTCTTTTACGACGGGTAGGAGGCTAAATGGCTAATACTACTTCCGGAACAGCAACGTTCGGGAAAACGTTCGCAATTGACGATATTATTGAAGAAGCCTTTGAGAGATGTGGTATTAGAGGAGTTGCTGGTTACCAGTTAAAAACAGCTAGACGCTCTTTAAATATAATGTTTCAAGAGTGGGCTAACAGAGGAATTCATCTCTGGGAAATTGGAGATGGATATTTGACTCTTGTTGCCGGAACCAATGAGTACATTGGTTATAGATCTAGCGGAGATGGAACTTCAACTTTATTAAATAGTGCAGGTGCAGCTTTGTATGGTACTGATGATATTTTTGAAGCATCATATAGAAGTAGCGCAGGTACAACTAGTCAATCAGATAGTCCCTTAACAAAAATTTCAAGATCAACTTATTCTTCTTTATCAAATAAATTAGCTCAAGGACAACCATCACAATATTGGGTTCAAAGATTTATAGATAAAGTAACTATAACTTTATATACAACTCCAAGTTCAAGCCAAGCTGGAGACAGAGTTCAATTTTACTACATGAGTAGAATAGACGATGCAGGTGCATATACAAATGCAGCTGACGTTCCTTATTATTATATTCCCTGTATGTGTGCAGGTTTAGCATACTATATTAGTATGAAATACAGTCCTGAAAGAACACAAAATTTAAAAATGTTATACGAAGACGAATTATTAAGAGCGGAGGCAGCGGATGGGTCTAGTAACAGTACGTATGTTACACCTAAGACTTACTATCCAAGTGTTTAATTATGGCAAGATATGCACAAGGAAAATTTGCATTAGCAGTATCCGACATTAGTGGACAATCATTTCCATGGAATGAAATGGTTACACAATGGAACGGATTGTTTGTACATTATTCTGAGTTCGAATCTAAACAGCCACAATTAGATCCTAAACCAAGTGCAGCTGATCCAACAGCTTTACCTAAAACAAGACCACAACAACCTTCTCCTCAATCATTAAGATTTTTAGATTTTAATCCTTTAACTACTTTTGCTGCAGCTTCAGGAATTATAAATACATATTCTGTAGATCATCAAAGAAGTTATGGGGATACTGTTAGATTTAGAGGTTCTCCTACTACTTCACCAGGTACTGGTACGCCGGATACTATAGGTGATGATGGACCTGTTGCAGGAAGTCCTGTGGTAGGTTTTTCTAATATTGCAAATGTAGATGGAATCACTGGGGCAACTATTTGTAAGGCTGCTGGTTTTTCAATTGTTCCAGGAAAATATACTTCTGTGACTACAACTTTATTTTCTGCTATTTCTAGTGCTACAGCTACAGAAGGAATTACATTAACCAGTTCAACAAATTTTGCTAAAAGTGGACCGAGAGTACCTACTATTAATAATCCCAATGGAACTCCCACAAATGCTATTTTGGTTGGAACTGAAATTATTACTTATACTGGACTTGATGGTTCTGTTTTAAGTGGAGTTACAAGAGGTGCTCATGGAAGTACTGCGGCGACTCATTCAGCGGGAGCAGCTGTTAGAAACTTATTAACTCCTGATAATTATTTTTATTTTAATAGTGGCGGAACAGCTACTACTGGACAAATTAGCGGTGGAGGGTATAATGTATCTTCGGGACCAGTAACATTAAAAGCAATAGGACCACAATAATATGCCAGCAGGAATAACATACACCCTAACTAATTTACAGGATGATATTAAAAACTATACAGAAGTTGATAGTTCTGTTTTTAGTTCGAGTGTTTTAAATAAATTAATTATAAATGCTGAAAGCAGAATTTATAGAGCTTTTGATGCTGATTTAGAACGATTCTATGCTACATCTACTTGTATTATTGGGAACAGATATGTCTCAATTCCTGCTGATTTAAGGGTTATTAGATATGTCCAATTAACTAATGATGCTGGAGATCAGGTTTATTTAGAACAAAGAGATCCTAGTTTTATGGCTGAATACTATTCAACACCAAGTTCTTCATCGACTAATATCCCCAAATATTATGCTAATTGGGATGAAGATAACTGGGTGGTAGCACCTACCCCTGATACTGCTTACGCAATTACTTTAGCTTATAATAAAGAACCAACAAGTTTAACCGATGCAACTAAATCTTCAACCGGCACATATCTCTCTAATAAATATACAGATTTGCTTTTATATGCATCTTTAGTAAATGCATATGGGTACTTGAAAGGACCGATGGATATGTTACAATACTACGATAAGGCTTATAAAGAAGCCTTAGAAACGTACGCGACTGAACAAATGGGTCGTAGACGCAGAAACGAATATCAAGATGGGGTTATTCGTCTTCCAATTAAATCTGAATCACCATCAACTTATTAAGGAGATAAAAAAATATGGCAAACGTAATACCTTTCGCATTCCGTGGAGAATTATTCACAGGAACACATAATTTTGCATCTGGCGGAGATAGCTTTAAATTAGCTTTGTACACTTCAAATCCTTACAACACATCTAGTACTGTTTACGTTGCTACAAACGAAGTTAGTTCTTCTGGAACTAATTATACAGCAACAGGTAATGCTCTTACAGGTAATGCCGTTGTGGCAGCTACAGCTGTGGCAAGTTGTGATTTTGCGGATACGACATGGACTTCAGCTACAATTACTGCAACGCATGCAGCACTTTATAATGATGATCAAAGTGATAAATTGTGTGTGGTATTGGATTTTGGTGGAACTTTTACTTGTACAAATGGTACATTTAAAGTTTCTTTCCCTAATCCGGCAACAGCGTCGAATGCAATTATAAGCATGGCGTAATAGGAGAAAAATAAAATGGCTTTAGTAATAAATGACAGAGTAAAAGAAACAAGTACTACAACTGGTACAGGTGCTATTGCACTTGGAGGAGCGGTAACTGGTTTTGAAACTTTTGCAGCTGGAATTGGAAATAGTAATACAACGTATTATGCAATTTTTAATACTGGTACAACTGAATGGGAAGTTGGTCTTGGGACACTTGATGGGACAAGTGCTAACTTAACTAGAACTACACCTATCTCAAGTTCTAATTCTGATTCAGCAGTTGACTTTGGTGCAGGTACTAAAGATGTTTTTTGTACAATGCCCGCTAGTAAAACAGTTTATTTAGATGCAAGCGGAAACCCAGTAGGAGCAGCGTCAGCTGGCTTTGCATTAGCAATGGCCGTGGCGTTATAAATAGGAAAAAAATATGGCACAAGATTTTAGAAACGAATTGCACCGAGTAATTGGAACAAGTGATCAAGGTATCTTAACTGCAGGAAATTATGATGCAGTTATAGGTATTAGATGCTGTAATGTTTTAACTTCAACAATTAAAGTTGATGTTAAAATTGCAAAAGGAGGAGCCGACTACTTTTTAGCAAAAGGAGTTGTAATTCCACCTAATTCAGCTGTCGAATTGATCCAAGGCGGAGCAAAGATTGTTTTGGCTAGTGGTGATGTATTAGAAGCAGTTAGTGATACCGCGAGTTCACTAGATGTTGTTTGTTCATACATTGACACAATTAGTTCGTAGGAGAAATTATGACGGCAACAATAAATGGAATCCAATATATTGGAGGGCAGTATAGCCCTAATGAATTTATACCTAATCAAGCGGCAACGATTGATGGAACTCAGACTGTAGAGAATGGAGTTCTTGCAGGACCTATTACTTTACCTGGTACAGTTATTATAACAGGAACGGTGGTAATAGTTTAATGAGTAAAGTACAAGTAGATGCAATTGAACAACAATGTGGAACAACTTTAACAGTTGGTGGTGGAGCAAGTAAAACTGTAACCGTAGATGCAACGACATTAACTTTAGGTCGTTGCGGTGGAACAGTTACACTAGCTTCAGGAGCAACTCAATCTGGTTTCGGTAGAACAGGAACGGTAGATTGGGTTACAACAGTTCAAACATCAACAATAACTGCTGCAACTGGAAAAGGTTACTTTGTAAATACTACAGCTGGAACAATTACAGCAAATTTACCAGCAGGTTCTGCTGGATCAATAGTTTCCTTTGCAGATTATGCAGCAACTTGGGATGATAATAATTTTACTATTTCACCAAATGGAACTGAAAAGATTGGTGGAACAAATGCAAATGTAACTTTAAGTACAGAAGGTCAATCAGTAACTCTTGTTTATATAGATTCAACACAAGGTTGGATTAATACTATGGATTCAACATCAAATGTAAGAGGTAATCCTTATCTAATAGCAACTGGTGGTACAATAACTACTTGTGGTAATGACAAAATTCATAAATTTACAGGACCAGGAACTTTTACTGTTTCTACTGCCGCAATTTGTGCAGCAAATAATTTAGTTTCATATATGGTAATTGCTGGTGGTGGTGGCGGCGGTGGAAGTTATGGTGGTGGCGGAGGTGCTGGTGGATATAGAGAATTAAAATCTCCTGTAACACCTTACACAGCAAGTCCGTTAGACGGATACCCTTCAGCACCCAATAGAATTACAGTAACAGCTACTGGTTATCCAATTGCAGTAGGTGCAGGAGGTACAGGAGGTCCTTTTCCAACTGGTCCTTATCAAGGTGGAACAGGAGCAGTTTCAACTTTTTCAACAATAAGTTCTGCTGGAGGTGGTGGCGGAGGAACTGAAAGTGGAGCCGGTGCTGATGGAGGATCTGGCGGAGGTGGTAGTTATGATCCATCACCAGGTGGTTCAGGAAATACTCCTTCCACAACTCCAGCACAAGGAACAGATGGTGGAGACGGTGGACCTGCTGCCCCTAATTATACCAATGGTGGTGGAGGTGGAGCATCAGAAGTTGGAGAAAACGCAGGAACAACATCTATTGGTAGAGGTGGTGCTGGAACACCATCTACTATTTCAGGAAGTGCAGTTTCTTATGCAGGTGGTGGCGGAGGAGGTGGAGGAGATAATCCAGTTTGTGGTGGTGCAGCTAGTCCTTGTGGAACTGGCGGTGCAGGAACTAGATCAGGTCTAGGACCTGCTACAGGAAATGCTGGAACAACTAATACTGGAGGTGGCGGCGGTGGTAATAGAGCGCAATCTCCTGGTACTTATACTGGAGGTGCGGGTGGTTCAGGAATAGTAATAATAAGGTACAAATATAAATAAAGCATGGTAATATAGAATTATGGCATCAACAATAAAAGTAGACAACGTACAAAATCAACCGGGCACTAATGTAGTTAATAAGTGTGGCACAACAGTTAATATAGGTGCGGCTTCTGATAACATTAGAAGTGCCGGAAACAATTTACAAGCTTCAGATGGTGGAAATTTAATTAGTCAATGTGGAACTACAATTACTTTAGGAGCTTCAGGAGATACAATTTCTTTAGCATCTGGTGCTTCTCAAACAGGATTCGGTCGTACAGGAACTGTTGATTGGCAAACAGGCGATATTAAAACAGCAGCATTTATTCCAGCAGCAGGTAAAGGATATTTTGTTAATACTACAGGTGGAGCAGTAACAGTTAATTTACCAGCAGGAACTGCTGGAGACATTATAGGTTTAAAAGATTATGCAAATACTTGGGATAGTAATGCAGTTACTTTAAATCCAAATGGTTCAGAAAAAATTGGTGGTGGTAATGATCAAGATCCAACTTTATCAGCAGAAGGTGGTTCCGTTCTTTTAGTTTATGTAGACACTACTCAAGGATGGTTAACAACAGAACAATCGGTAACATCAAGTCCAAGTGGAATTGAAAATTTTATTACAGCGACAGGCGGAACAATTACTTGCTCAGGAGATTTTAAAATTCATACATTTACAGGCCCAGGTACTTTTTGTGTATCAGCTTTAGCTACCGCACCAGCAAATAATACAATTTCTTATATGGTAATAGCAGGAGGCGGTGGAAAAAGTTCTGGAGGAGCAGGACCAGGTGGTGGTGGAGCCGGAGGTTTTAGAGAATTTAAAGCACCCAACCCTGGAGGAGGTTGTTATACAGCTTCTCCGTTAGCTTCAGCTTGTACTGGTCTTACAGTCACTGCAACAGGTTATCCCGTAACAGTTGGGGCAGCTGGTGGAACTGTTAATGGAAGTGCAAGTGTATTTAATTGTAAAACATCTGCTGGAGGAGGAGAAGGTAATCACAGACCTAATCCAGGAGTAGCCGGTGGATCTGGTGGCGGAGGAAGTGACTATGGACCAACTGATGGTGGAGCGGGTAATACCCCACCTGTAAGTCCTCCACAAGGTAATCCAGGTTTTAGAGGAGCAGCAGGAGAAAATTCAGGTTCTGGTGGTGGAGCTGGTAGTGGTGGCCCTGTGACTTGTACATCTGCTCACCCAGGAAATGGTACACCAAGTGCTATTAATGGATCAACAGTGGTATATGCAACTGGAGGTGATGGTGAAGGTGGAAATGATGCAAATGCCCCTAATAGAGGATCAGGTTATGGTCATGGTTCTGGAGGAACTTTTCCAGGAAGTCCACAACCACAGGCAGTTTCTGAGGCAGGTGCAGTTATAATTAGATATAGAAAAGCGTAATTATGAGTGAAGTTAAAGTAAATAAAATTAGTCCAAGAACCAATTGTGGTACTGTTACATTAGGAGATAGTGGAGATTCTTTTGTTATTCCTTCTGGTGCAACAATTACAAACAATGGAACACAAACAGGATTTGGTAGAACAGGAACTGTAGACTGGCAGACAGGTTCAATTAAAACAACAGGATTTACAGCAGTAAGTGGAAATGGTTATTTTTGTAATACAGATGGTGGAGCATTTACAGCTACATTGCCAGCATCACCAAGTGCTGGAGACATAGTTGCTTTTGCAGATTATACAGGAAATTTTGCTAGTGATACTTTAACCATTGGTAGAAATAGTTCTAAAATAGAAGGTTTTGAACTAGATGCACAAATGATTATAAATAGAGAATCAAAAACTTTAGTGTATGTAGATTCAACACAAGGTTGGCTTCCAGTTAATGATAATGCTGATCCAATAGCAGAAATAAAATATATAGCCGCATCAGGTGGAAACACTACTGCCACTTGTGGTAATTTTAAAATTCATACTTTTACAGGTCCTGGAACTTTTACAGTTTCTTGTGCAGGTAATGCAGCAGGTTCAAACACAGTTTCTTATTTAGTAGTCGCTGGTGGTGGCGGTGGTGGTGGGAATGATGCCGTAGCTGGAGGAGGTGCAGGTGGTTTTAGAGAAGGTTTAGGTTTAAATGATTCTTATACAGGATCTCCATTAAGAGCACCAACAGGTGTACCCGTTACAGCAACAGGTTATCCTATAACAGTAGGCGGAGGAGGAGCAGGTCATCCTGCAAGTCCTAGTCCAGATTCTCGAGGAACTAGTGGAAATGATTCAATTTTTTCATCAATAACAGCTACAGCTGGCGGTGGTGGAGCAGGTGGTCCCGGTGCTGTTCCAATTTGTGTAGCTACTGGAAAACCCGGTGGATCTGGTGGTGGAGGTGGAGTAAGTAATCCAAACGCTCCTCCAGCTGGAAGACCTGGTGGAACAGGAAATACTCCTCCAGTAAGTCCTCCTCAAGGAAATAATGGTGGAAAAGGATCTTCAGATACAACTACTTATATGTTAGGTGGTGGAGGTGGTGGAGCAACAGCTGCGGCAGCAGACGTAGCACAACCCGCTCCTCCTAGCACACCTGGAGGTGTAGGTGGTGCTGGTGCAACAACAAGTATTAATGCTACTCCAACAGCTTACGCTGGCGGCGGTGGAGGTGGTGGACATAATGCAGGTCCTAGAGGACCAGGTGCTGGTGGAACTGGCGGAGGTGGTGCTGGTGGAAAACCAGGCGCTGCAGTAGCAGGAGGAACTAACACTGGTGGTGGCGGTGGCGGTGGTGGCGATCCAGGTATAGCGGGTGCGGCAGGTGGTTCAGGAATCGTAATAATAAGGTATAAATATCAATAATATTTATGTATTGTTTAACAATTAATTTTAAGATATAAGGAGAAACATTATGGCACACTTTGCAAAAATAGGAGCTAACAGTAAAGTTATATCAGTATTAACTTTAGATAATAAAGATATGCTGAACGCTGATGGCGTTGAAGATGAATCAGTAGGACAACAATATTTAGAGAGACATAATAATTGGCCTTCTCAAATGTGGATTCAAACATCCTACAATACCTACAATAACCAACACAAAAATGGCGGAACACCTTTAAGAGGTAATTACGCAGGTATAGGTTTTGAATGGGACGAAGATAATAATATCTTTTGGGCTAAAAAACCTTATTCTTCTTGGGTAAAAGATACTGCAACTGCAAGTTGGAAATCACCTATTGGTGATGCTCCTGCATTGACTGCAGAACAAACTTCACAAAACGAAGCCAATACTCATATGTGGGTTCATAATTGGAATGAAGCCGGACAGTCTTGGGACTTGACAGACCTCAAAGCATAAATTAAACAGGTATGTGGTATGCACAAGAAAGTATTATCTGAAATAGATTTACATTATGGCACAATAGATATGCCCAAAGGTTTTGAAATAAACCGAGACAAACTTCAATCAGATATTTTATCATCACAAATTAAAAATTCAGAGTTTCCATTTTCAAGAACATTAGATATGTTAAATACATATGTGCGAGAGCATATAAATTTAGAGCACGGTTTTACTTTAGTAAACAAAGAAACGTGGGGAAATGCTTATAAACCCAAAGAACTTTCAATTCCTTTATTAAATATTGATCCGGTAGATTTAAGAAATTCTCCGGATTATACTTTTCTTTATGGAGTAAATGTTAAAGATTGTAGTGTTAGAATACATTATGATCAAAACAGAAGAGCAGGAAGAAATTGGGACATCTCGTTAAAAAACAATAAATTTATAATGTTTCCCTCTACACAGATGTATTACATCACCAACAATCAAAAAGATTCTTTAAATTTTATTTTAACTACAACTCATGAATTTATATAATTATTTTTGGTATTTTAAATCTGCATTAACCCCAAGATTTTGTGATGAAGTTATTAAATATGCTTTATCTAAAGAGGAAGTAATGGCTAAAACGGGTGGTTATGGTGATAAAAAATTAAATAAAGAAGATGTTAAGAACCTCCAAAGAAAAAGAAAATCTGATTTAGTGTGGTTAAATGATACATGGATATATAAAGAATTACATCCTTTTGTTAATAGTGCAAATAGAAATGCTGGGTGGAATTTTCAATGGGACTTTTCTGAGTCTTGTCAGTTTACAAAATATAAACTTAATCAATATTACGATTGGCATAATGATCCTTGGGATAAACCTTATGATAGAAAAAATAAGAATGCCCCTGATCATGGAAAAGTTAGAAAACTATCTATGACTTGTCAATTAACAGATGGCTCCGAATATACAGGTGGAGAATTAGAATTTGATTTTAGAAACTATGATCCAAATATGAGAGATGAAAGTAAACATGTAAGACAAGTACCGGAAATATTACCTAAAGGCTCTATCGTAATATTTCCTTCACACCTATGGCATAGAGTCAAACCAGTAACGAGAGGAACTAGATATTCACTTGTCGTATGGCATTTAGGAAATCCATTTAAATAATATGAATATACAAAATTTTTTTGCAACTCCTATATGGACTGAAATAAAACCTGACTTTGTTAAATCTTTAAACAAAGCCTGCGATCCCTATATTAAAGAAATAAAAAAAATGAAAGAATCTAAAACATGGCTTAAAGAACATGGTGATTTTGGTAAAACCTGGCACTCAACACAATTACTAAGTGATACTCAGTTTATGGATTTTAGAAATTATGTTGGTCAAAAGTGTTGGGAGTTTTTAGATCACTCAGGATTTGATATGAGTAAGTATCAAACTTTCTTTGAACAAATGTGGGTCCAAGAATTTCCTAAAAAAGGCGGAGGTTATCATCCAGGGCATGTGCATTGGAACACTCATGTTAATGGTTTTTATTTTTTAAAAGCTAGTGAAAAAACTTCGGTACCTATTTTTTATGACCCACGAGCTGGGGCACGAACAACTAAATTACATATGAAACCAGACTTAAAAGGTGTATGGCCTGGAACGGAACTACTTCACTTTAAACCACAACCCGGAATGCTTATATTTTTTCCAGGATATGTAGAACACGAATTTTCTCTGGATTATGGCAAAGCTCCATTTAGATTTATTCATTTTAATATAACCGCAGTGTTAAAGGAGATGGCTAAAGATGTTTAAAAAGAAAAAGTATACAATCATTCGTCAAGCAATATCAAGAGATCTAGCAGCTTTTGTTGCAAACTATTTTAGTATGCAAAAACAAGTTTATGATACTTGTAGAAAAGCAAGATACCTTTCACCTTATGAAAATATTATAGGAAGCTATGAACTTGAGGGTGAACAGATTCCTAACACTTATTCTCAATACGCTAATATGGCGATGGAAACATTATTACTTAAATGTCAACCAGAAATGGAAAAGGTAACAGGACTCAAGTTATATCCAGCTTATACTTATGCAAGGATTTATAAAAAAGGCGATATTTTAAAAAGACACAAAGACAGATTTAGTTGTGAAATCTCAACCACTATGAATCTAGGAGGAGATGATTGGCCTATATATTTAGAGCCCGACTCTTCAAAAGGTGGTGTTAAAGAAGGTGTTGGATATGTGTCTGAGAACACTAAAGGCGTTCGAGTAGATTTAAAACCAGGAGATATGCTGGTCTATTCTGGTTGTGAGCTCGAACACTGGAGAGATAAATTTAAAGGTAAAGAATGTATTCAAGTTTTTCTACATTATAACAATCGTAAAACACCAGGAGCGAAGGATAATATGTTCGACAAACGTCCACATTTAGGTCTTCCTTCTTGGTTTAAACGATGATATAATTCTTTGATGGAGGCAGGGATCCACCACATACCCCCTGTCTCCTTCTAAGGATTATATTTTATGTTATTAGGATTTGGCGCATTTGCAGAATACCCCATTTCTTCGGCAGGACCGGAGAATAGTGTAACTCTTTCAGTTACTAAAAATGAACTAACAATTAGTATTGGAAATCCAGGTATTACAGCAGACTCCATTACAGAGATACCTACTCCAAACCCACTTACTTTAGGTTTTGGAAGTTTAACTCTTACTGGAGACTCTAATCTTACTGCAGTCAAAAATGAACTAGTCTTAGGCACAGGAACTGTTACAGTCAGTGCCGGCGCTACCATAACAGCTGTAAAGAACTCTCTTGTAATTTCAAGCGGAACTGTTACACTAACTGGAGACGCAAATGTCGATCCTACAGGAAGTACTTTAACGCTTGCTACAGGTACGGCACAAGCAATAACATGGAGTGAAATTATTCCAGGCGCAACTATGGTCTGGACACCAATAGACCCAGGAACATAATATTATGGCATCAACTTATTCAACAAACGCACAATTAGAACTCATAACAACTGGTGAAAAAGCCGGTTTATGGGGTACTATAACTAATACAAATTTACAAATTGTAGAACAAACTTCAACTGGAGTTTTAGATGTAGATCTAGCTTCAGGTAGTTCAACTCTTGTCTTAACAGATGGAGCAACTTCTACAGGAAAAAACATATACTTTAGACTTTATGGTACTTTAGCAGGTAATAGAACAGTTACTATGCCAGGTACTGCAGAAAGAGTTTGGATTATGAAAGATGACACTGTTAGAGGAACATCAAATAGAACTTTAGGGGTTTTAACTGCTTCTGGAACGGAACAACCTATTCCTCCAGGCGCTACTGTTTTATGTAAATCTAATGGCTCAGAAACAGTTGTAACTATTTTAGAAAAAGGATATGCAAGTATTACTAATTCTAATAGTCCTTACACTGCTGTTGCAGATGCACAGATTTTAGCAAATACCACTACATCAACTATTACAATTGCTTTACCTGCAGCTGCTTCTACAGGAGACGAAGTAACAATTATAGATTCATATGGTACTTTTCAATCTAACAACTTAACCGTAGACCGAAACGGCTTAAAAATTAATGGTGGAACTTCCAATTTAACCTTAAGCAATAACGGTCAATCCCTTACATTAGTCTATGTCGACGCTACTCGAGGGTGGGTATACAAGACTAATTATACTTCATAGGAGCTAACGAGATGGCTCTCTTTGAAATGCAGTTTCAACCGGGTGTCGATAAGCAGGACACTGCTGTCGGAGCTACGGATCGATGGGTTGATTCAGATAATGTTAGATGGAGATATAATCTTCCTGAAAAAGTAGGAGGATGGTCTTCTTTATTAACTGATACCATAGTAGGTGTTGCTAGAAGACAACACGCATTTGTAGACAATGATGGTAATAAATATGTAGCCATTGGTACCGATAAATTTTTACTTCTATATTTTGAGGGAACTCTTTACGATATAACTCCTTGGCGTTCTAATAATGCTGGAGCTCAAACTGAATTTACTGGATCAACATTAGCCACAAACAGTACTACAAATAAACAATGTACGATTACAACTGGCTCAAATCATGATTTAGAAGTAGGAGACATTATTGTTTTAGACAGTGTTACTCTACCTGGTGGTACGGGTTTAAATGCAACTGATTTTGAAGATAAAAAATTTCAAGTTTTATCTGTTCCAAGTTCTGTAACTTTTACTATTAATTCATTAAACCAAGCTTCAGCTGTAGTCGCTACAGGGGGAAGTATGAAAGTACAACCTTATGCGACAGTGGGTCCAGCGGCTCAAACTTATGGTTATGGATTTGGGGTTGGTAATTATGGTGGAACAATTACTGGAGCTCAAACGAATACCTTAGATGGGGCTTTACTTGCAGATACAGCTGGTACAGGTGGATCAGGAACAAGTATTACTTTAGACTCAACTACTGGATTTACTTCAACCAATGGAAGTATTTTAGTTGATAGTGAGTTAATTAAATACACCGGTATTTCATCAAATGATTTGACAACAATTACTAGAGGAGCTTATGGAACAGCTGTTTCTGGTACAACTGGAAGTGCTCATAGTGATGGTGCAACAGTTTATGATGCAACAAACTATACTCAATGGGGAAATGCGGTTAATGCTTCAGACGTTACACTAGAACCAGGTCTCTGGTCTCTAAGTAACTGGGGTGAAGTTTTAGTTGCAACAATTGCCAATGGAAAAACTTTTACATGGAATTCAGGAATTAGTGGGTCAGCTAGATTTAGCAATAGAGCTTCTACTCTAACAAGTGGTTATGTAACCGCAATTAGTGGCACTGAAGGAAATCCTACAGCTAGTAGATTAACTTTAGTTTCTCCTACAACTCGACACTTAATTCATTTGGGAACTGAAACAACTATAGGAACAGATTCTACACAAGATGATCTGTTTATTAGGTTCTCGAATCAAGAAGCTATTAACACTTTTGCTCCACAAGCAGACAATACTGCAGGTACACAAAGACTTCAAGATGGCACAAGAATTATGGGAGCCATTAAAGGAAAAGAAAATATTTTAGTATGGACCGACAATGCACTTTATTCTATGAAATTTGTAGGCGGAAACTTTGTCTTTGGCTTTGAACAAGTGGGTACTAACTGTGGGTTAATTGGACAAAACGCTTGCTGTGAAATAGACGGGGTTGCCTACTGGATGGGAAACAATGGTTTCTTCTCTTTTGATGGTACCGTTAATTCCTTATCTTGTTCAGTAGAAGATTATGTTTACGGAGACTTTGATACTACAAAAGGTCAACAAGTGTATGCAGGTATCAGTAACTTATTTACAGAAGTAGTTTGGTATTACCCCTCTTCGGGCTCAACCTATAATGATAGGTATGTAGTATTTAATTATGGAGAAAGAACTCAATTACCAACCGGAGTTTGGTATACAGGAACTAATACTAATTCTATTAGAAGTACATGGATTGATTCAATTGTTTATCCTAAACCTTATGCAACTCAATTTAATAGTTCTGCAACAGGTACTTTTCCAAGTATTATTGGTGAAACAGGACTTGGCCAAACGGTTTATTTTGAACATGAGGTAGGAACAGATCAATTAAATCCTGATGGATCTACTACAGCCTTAACATCATTTCTACAATCTTATGACTTTGCTATTCAAACAGATAAAGGTATGGGAGAATATTTTTTATCGATGAGAAGATTCATTCCTGATTTTAAAACATTAACAGGAACAGCTAAGGTCACTGTGGGTTTAAAAAATTTTCCTTCCTCTTCATCAACAGATAGTACTTTAAGTCCTTTTAGTGTCCTACCTTCTTCTACACAATTTAATACTCGAGCTAGAGGAAGATATGCAAGTATTAAAATAGAAAATGAAAGCGCTGGGGAAGACTGGAGATACGGTACTTTTCAAGTAGATGTCCAAGCGGATGGGAGAAGATAATGGCTAAAATAGTAGTAAGATTACCAGAACCTAGAAGAGAATACACAGAAGATAACCAAAGACAAATTAATAGAGCTATTAGTTCTGTTATAGAACAACTTAATTCAACCTATCAACAACCTGAAAAGGATGATGCAGAAAGGATTAATTTCTTTTTAAGCTAATGGCAAACATATATAAAAACATTCAAAAATTATTAGACAGTACCAGTCCAACACAGGAAATGTATCTGGTTCCTGATGAAACAACTTCTATTGTAAAAACCATTAATTTATATAATAATCATGGAAGTAATCTAGATGTCACGGTTACCGTATATGATGCCTCTTCAAGCACCACTTTTGAGTATCAAAAAATAACAGTAGATGCGAGTAATAGTGTAGATTTACTAACCTTTAACAATGTGTTAGTATTAGAAGCGGGTGATAAAATTCAAATGCAAGCGAGTCAGGCTAATGCTATAACAATGACGGCCGCTGTGCTACAAACGAGCAGATCATAGGAGGATTATGCCATTTATAGAACAAGAAGCAAAGAGTGAATATAAAGAAATTGATGGTAAAAAAGTACATGTTATTACCCCTGAAGTAGAAATTACATTAACTAATACTGAAACAGGTACAGAATATATGTCAGACAAAGAAGCTGATGATGATGTCGATAACCCATCTACAGACACTAAAAGAGAGCATATTCGAAGAGATGTGCATATAAAAGTAGCTGCTCTTAAACTAGGAGCGGATACCGGTAAGGTATAAGATATTGACGATGAACAAAAAAACAAGTAAACTAATAAACTCAGGTGAAATCCCTGCGATTTTCATATATAATAACACAATAAGGAATTAGAAATTATGGGTGCTTGGTACGAAGATGTTTGGGATTATGCAAAAGAAAACGCCCTAGAACTTGCTAAAATAGGTGCTGGTGGCGCCAAAGCATATATAGATTACAAAGATCAAAAACGTAGAAACGAAATAGAAGAACAAGCTTATAGAGATTATTTAGCCAATGTTGAAGCAGCTGGTAGAGAGGCACAAGCGGCTGTCGACTTGAATCTTATGCCTATGGAAATACAAAATGTCCCAACTACTAAAGCTGATGTTTCAGATTTTACTGCGGTTGCAGCTAAAGGTGGTTTAATGAATTTACCTACAAGACAAAGAAAGAGATATGCAACAGGACCTCAAGAAATTGACGTAATGGAAATGGATGAAGAAGTAATTACTCCTGACTATTTAATGAAAGAAGAAGGAGTTCAGATTGGTCCTATGGCTTCAGGTAATTATACTCAAGAAGAAATAGAAGCATACGAAAATTATAAGTACGACATGGAAGAACAAAGACCTGGAATGCCTATAATGGAAATAGATGATTTCTTAAGATTTTATTATAATGCTAAAAATAAAAATAAAAATAAAATGATGGCTTCAAGTCCTGAAGACTTTATGACTGAAGAAGAAATGCAAGTTCCTAATGAAGAAATTATGGCTATGGCAGCTGCGCAACAAGCAGCTCAAGGTGGTATTATTGGTTTAAGACACGGTGGAAGACCTGGGTATAACATGGGAGTGGGACCACTAGACATTGTTTATAATCCTGGTGTACAGATGACGAGGAACAAACAACAACGAGGACAACAAACTTCAGAGAAACCTGATTGGTTTCAAGATTTATATTTAAATAGAGAAGGTGGTGGTGGAAAAGATTTTATGGTTCCTGAAAAATATATAAACTTAATGCCTGGCGGTGATGAAAGAATTGATCAAATGAATATTGACGCTGCGGAACAAGAAACTTTTGAAAGAGGAGCAGGCACCAGATTAATGAATCACGCAATAGCAATATTAAGAAAAGCTAGCGACATAGATCCAGAATTAGGTAATCAAATTAATGAAGAATTTATTGCAATGGCTAATGATGAAAACTTTGATCCAGGAGATGCATACTACACTATAATAGAAAAATATGGTGAAATACTTGAAATGAAAAAAGGTGGTATAGCAGGACTTAAAAAAGGTGGCAGAGTTAAAAGAAATGTAGGAGGTATTATGGATCTAGGTGGTATGGAAAAAGACTACAGATTTACTGGTGGCTTTGTTCCAATTGGAGCTTATGAAAAAAAAGATGATGTCCCAGCAAGATTATCTAAAAACGAATTTGTAATGACAGCCGATGC